TCACTTATTAAAATATACTTTCTTTGTCTGACCGTCCCAGGCTACATTCCCGCCAAGCATCACGGCTGCAACTCTGACGCCGATATACGTTCTTCCCTCGCGTAGCTTGAAACCACCAACAGCCTTGCCGTTGAGATACGCTGTAGCAGCTGATGCGTCCCAATGTACTTTTGCACCGAGTGCATCGCCCAGCGGACGTAACGGTAAGTACACATGACCGTCAATAACGCGACCGTAAGCTACCAGGTTATCATTGACAATCACCGGGATATTGTCCTCACCTAATGGTTGCGGCACATTCGGATGAACATATTTGTCGTAAAAGACTCGCTCCATCGCATCTGTATCAACATTTCCGCTGATGCCATCAATGTGTCCGATATCGGTGTACTGGAATACTGCCCACTGCTGCCACGTACTGTTGCTCATGGGTTGCTCTACTCCGTAATGAGCCACCCAAAGCGGCCATTTGGCAAGTTTCTTGCCAAGATAGGACCGCGCAAAGCTCGCGCCTGTGTAAATCATCGCCGGATGACCTGTAAGGCGTTCTACCTCCTGCAACCACGCTACACACCAAGCCGTTAGCTTCTCCGCACCGACCTTTTTCGCCATCTCTTCACCTTCAACATCCAGCACATGCGGGAACACAGGCTTGTACAGCTTTACGGTAGCTACGAAGCATGCCGCCTCTTTAAGTGGATCGTTAAGATTAGGATGAGCGTAATGATAAAGGCCATACGGCATTCCGACGCGCTGCGCGCCTTCGGCATGTGAGGAAAGCTTGAGGTCTACTCTGCTCGCTCCTTCAGTTGCCTTAATAAACACGCCTTGTACACCATTAACCTTAACTACCTTCCAATCAATCTTGTCTTGCCATTTGGATACGTCAATCACCTTAATGTCACTTGCTTGTTTTGCCTGCATCCTTAACCTCTCCTCTCGAAGTTTCCATCATATTTAAAGCCCTTTGTCCCTTTGCCTTGATTTCAGACGATACAAAATTGAGTACCTTCTTCGGAATCCACCGCCCCCAGCCTGCTCTAAACGTATTTGCCGTCATACTCTCCCAGCTGTGGTACGCGAGCATGAACGTGAGACCGTAAAAGGCAACACCCGGTTGACTTACTCCAAATGTGGAGGATGCAACCTTGTCCAACAGCATGCCGATAAACGGTATAAACAACAGGAAAACAGTTCGCAAAGCTCCCGTTTGTCCGTACTCACTCCGATACGTCTCTGTTTTCTTCGCCGCGGCAGTACCGGCGATCCAATCTGCAATGACGATTGCAAAGAACAATGCGAACGCCCAGAACTTCCCGCTCTCTGTTGCTCGGCTAATTATTGGCGAGATTGCTGCACCAACCGATGCTATAATCCCATTTGCTGGTTTGATGAGCGTGTCCAGGCTAAAAAGCGATCTAATAAATCTGTTCATTTCCCTCTCCCCTTTTGGCAATAAAATAAGCTCCGCGAGAGCGGAGCTTATAAAGCATGCCAGTTTAGTTTTAAATTGAAGCTTTCAGAGACACTACCGCTGTAATTGCGGAACGTAAGCTTGAATGCAATAACGCCGCCATTATTTGGGTCCGGCGTCAAATCCACATCAAAGAGCATTGTGTAGGTCTTGTTCCATACACGGGGAGATAAGACATGTACGCCATATGGAGACAGATTACGTTGCCCATTCACGTGCCCGCGTACATTATCCACATCGACGTATGTCGCCCACAAGGATCGCCCTAGTCCGTCTGCGTTGTTTGCAGCCTTCCGACCAACAGTCAGCTGAGCCCCATAGGTGTAATTGTCATAACCGCTGCCATCATCCAATGAGAGCGACAGGTTAACACTACGGCGACCCGCCCCAATCTGCACATAGTACGTTTGATACGTTCCGGCTGCCGCACTCACGGCCAGCGTCTGTGCACCGTAGGGCACACCACCATAAGCAATGTCTCCGGCAACCGCTCGAATTGCTCTCTCATCGCGGTACCGAACGTCATGGTAAATCTTTTCCTTGAATACTGGGAAGCCATCTGTTCCAAAATCCTTGGAACTATTTAGCCCGCCGTCCGGGTCTTCTTTGCCAAAACCGATAAGAATATATCCAATCCGAATACTACCAGTAGGAGGGTTAGGAGGATACGCCGTCCAGCCCCCGCTCGTACCTGCATTTGTAAGTCGTACAACGCCTCCAGAATCGACATAAAGATACCGAAACTCCCATCCGTCAAAATCTGAGAAGCCTGCACCAAGTATCTGAGCTGCGAAGCGCGTTTCCGGGATGGTCAAATATTTACCGTCCGGCATGATAACCTCCATTGCCGATACAACGATGTCTCCTTGTGGACGACTAAACAAATAAGCACTTGCCGGAAGGGGTAAGGTGACATCCAACCCAGAAACACCAGTAAAGGAGGTTGCAGTTTTCCCAGTATAATTGAAATCAGTTATATCACTACCACTCGCTGAGCTAGCATATGCTATTCCGCTCGCATCAAACGAAGCCGTGCTTGCAACATTAATTACTGTGGCCGCAGTGCCGGTCACTGCTTGGGTAAGCGTCGTCTTGATCACCGTTTGAGTGCGGTTTTGTATCGAAATAATCCCACCACTAACAATACCTTGTCCTGCAACTTTATCCACGGCAGTCTGTGATATGAATGCCCAGCTATTCTGAAGCGCTTGGCGCAGCAGAGCAAGCTTGCCGTTCAAATCAGTGAATTTTGCTGTCACATTGTTCCGCTCCGTCGACGTTATACTACTGTCAGCAATTGCAGTGTCGATGGCGGATATAAGCGCTGTGTACGCGGTATCATAGTTCGTTTTACCTGATCCTAGCGCAGACTTTAGCGTAGCGTTAGTGAAATACGTATTGTTGTACACGTTAGCATACTCTGCGTCCACATCCGCTCTTTCGTTTGCCAGCTGAAGCTTATGCTCCGCAATTGCCTGTGCTTCTGCAATCGTAATGACACCGTCTTTAAATGCACCATCAATATAATTAGACAGATCAGTTTGTGCCTGAGCGAGCTGGGCTTGCTGCAGATCGAGCTCAGCAGCTCGCCTAGACAAAGTTGCCTCAATCTCACGCTGCTTACGACGATACGTCAGCATGTAATCCGACATGCCCCGATCTTGGAAGTTTCCGAGTACTAAGCGTGGATGTTGTGGTTCGAACGGGTAACGCTCATATTCCAATACCCGAGTATTAAAGTCGAATCCTAACTCTTCGTCAATTACGCGCACTGTATCGCCTACGCCGATAAAACCAACTGCAATTCCGGCTTTGAATAAATCGACGAGATCGACTTCGTAGCTTACCTTCGGAAGCTCGTTCTCCGACAGGTACTTTTGCATGGCAGCCAAGAGTCGCCCCTGATCATCAATATCGGGCCATTCCTGCTTTGCTTCGTATGGACGCTGCGAATCATAGTAGGATGAGTCAATGTATTTCGTGGCGTGCCCTGACATCCCCTCGATGGTTAATCCATCCTTGCCATACCCGTAAAGTCTTGTCACACGATCCATCGTATGGACGGTCCGCTCGATCCCTTTCAGATTTTTCCGATACCGAATCTGCTCACCATTGTCAGCTCCCCTGCGTGTGCTGAAGGTTATGGACTGATTGTTGAACGTAAGCTCCGCACCAAAAACTTCGCATAGATCATAGAGACATGCCAGACGCGATTTTTCTCCCCAGTCGAAAATGTCTTGCGGCGAAAACACACCGTTGACTGTGTAGTTAAACGGTGTACCTGCAAACAGTTGGGTGAGTAATGGTCCCGGTAGTTGTGCCGCAGCGAAGTCGATGTAAGAGTCAAAGAAATACTGACCAAACGTAATGGCAATATGGTGTGCCTCTAGATTCTTCTTCACCTTGTCTTTCCTGCCACCGGACTCGTGCTTAATGACAAATCGTTGACCTCCTTCTATGTCGGAAGGGAACCGGATTTCGTTGTCAGTTATCAAACCGGTATATCGCTCATCACTGCCTGGAGACTTAGGGTGCTCGAACGAAACGAAATATTCTCCGTTCAGCACTTCACGGATTCGAACAGAAGAAGCGGCTGGCAAAAACGCCAACCGCCCCGCTTGGTCCCATAATTCAAGTCTGGATATCATTCCTCACCATCGCCTTGATCTGTGTTTAAAGGTCCCTGCAGTTGCGTCCGATATGGTTCAGGTACGTCCGCTAATGTCATCATGCCCTTTTCGAGTTTATAGCGGTAATAGGTAAGCATTACACAGCGCCTCCTTCCAGTTGGACTATCCGCTGCTCAAGAGCTGCGGTCTTAGCAGATAGTTCATCGACCATAATCATAATGCCGACCATTGTCGATCCGAGGTCATCATCATTTTGCATGGAAAGTGTCAGCGCTTTTCCAATATCGCGGATGACAGGCGGTTCGGTAAGCTGATCTAGCTCCTCGGGAGGAATGCCGTGCTGGATGCAAAATTCACGAATAGCTGCTAAATTCATCGTTTACCCTCCCAACGCTTTCACGCGCTTGTACATTTCGGCCATGCTTCGGACCAAGATTTCGATTTGCGTCGTGTTGTCGGCCGCTTGCTGTACGATAACTCCTTGGATGCTCTTGGCCGTAGATTGATATTCGACCTTGGCTTCGATTGCGTTGGCCGTATAGGTGTGTTTATCGAGAACGGTATAGGTGACGGTATATTCGGCAGATGCATCGAAAATAGTTTTAGATTGATACACCCGCTGCGATCCGTAAGCAAGAGTTACGACAAACGACCAGTTTGCAGTATCATCTACCCCGTTCTTGAAAACTTTCAAGATTTTAGAGTTTCTATATTTCAGGGGATTATCACTAGCACTCGGTACTCCTACAGCATTAATATGATAATCAGCTGTTGATCCTCCCGTTGTTGGCACTACTTTTTCTCGTAGCACGACACCCTCTAGTAATTCAACCTGATTGCCACCAGATGCAAGAGAAATAACCCCTTCCCCGCCTAAGATGACTTCTTCAATTGATTGTGCCAGGACATAATCAATCGTGTAAGGAGTCCATCCTGCTGCCATCGAAGTCGGCGCCGTCGTTACAGCCCCTGTATTACTCGTTGCATTCCACACAGTCCAAGTCTTTGTCCCGGTTCCATCATATGGTGTACCGAATGTCCCATTATTCATCTTCCACCCATAAAAATACGCTTTCCAATCGGCATTGCTCGGCACGTATGAATCGCCAAAACCGGTTAAAGCATTCGAAACTGACATATATAAGTTAAAAGGTCCGCCACCACTAATAACTTGAGCATCCGTAACTATACCAGGATCAATGTTGGGTATAATAACCCCATCGAATCGCGTTACACGGCTCTTATCTTCCGAAGCCCCGGATGCCACCCAATTTTGTCCAGTGTTATTTAGATACACACGTTTTGAACCTGCGTATAATGGTGCAGCATGATTTGACCAAGCTGCCGATCCGTCCAAAACAACTCCTGTTACCCACAACTTTTCCTTGTACCATATTCCTTCTCGCTCATAGGCCAAGTCTCTAACACTTCCGTCGGGTTTTGAAGCGAGATTAGTTTGAAGGTAAATGTAATCAGCATTGTGTGGTTTGAATGATGTTGCAACGGAACCTAGTTCGAGCTGCCAGTTAGAGAACCTTACGGCCGCCGATGTGTTTGACTGTAGGTATACAACTAATGCGACAGTCGTAGACCTTGTCGTGAATGTTCCGTTTTTCGTTCCGGCACCTGGAGATAAATAGAGTGCGGGCGACTCCTGAGCTCCACTCGCATTTACGCTGTATATAGAGAAAAGGGCATCCGAACCTTCTGCTGTAAATGAAATAGAATACTGCTGAGATGGAGCGGCGTTTAGGTTGAATTTATTGGAACCGGTCCCGAATGTATCGAGAACATAAGGTACAGACTGCGAACCACTGGTTGTTAATGAATCGACATATGCGCTTAATAGATTCTTCCCTGCCTTACGAACCGTAGCACCTTGTACGTGCTTGGCGCTATCGACATACGGAAACTTGTCCGCCAACTTGTCTCCGGAATACTCGGGATCGACGTCGATTTTAGCATACGTTGCAGCGTCAACCTCGTATAAACGGAACCCGTCAACGAATGCAGTCTTATCCACACTATCACTGCCACCGCGATATAAGCCTATATAAGGATTTGAGACTGTAGGAGAGAACTTAATGTAACCAGTTCTCCAAGTTCCATCAATCGTCATATTTTGAGATGCATCGACTGTTCCATCCGCGATATCCGAGTTTCTTTGTACAATCTTGTAACCCGTTGCTGTAGGTGACTGATTGGCTTGAGCCATTAGCAAATAGTACTTGCCTATGGTTAAGGCTACTTGGCGCTTCATGATATTGTGGTTTGAAGTTGGAACCAGCTTTATTGATCTGCTACCGTACACAAAAGTAGTGGTATCGTCTGAGGCACTATTCCCGATAAAGGTCCACTTGCTCTTATCTTCGCAATTACCATCGGTCCCAAGTAAATTAACAAGGGTTCTCCCATAAATCGTCACCTTGGCTGTACTTGCTTGTGCAACCATGTCAGCTCCTCCTTTCCTAAATAATGTTCAAGCCGTGCGCGAGCGTAACCGACTGTGTTGCTGTCTCGATCTGCTGTGCATGAATTTCTCGTACTAGAGTTCCGAGCGTTGATCGGGCAGTTCCATCCGCGCCAAGGCGGGCATCCACAATCTCTGAGTTTCCGCTGCCAGCTGACCCAATAATATTGTTAATCTGCGCTTGCTGTGCATCCAATTTCGCCTTAACGCTTGTGCCCGTTGTGTATTCGATCTGCGTGGCCGTGTGCGCTGTTGTCGCATTGGCGTGAGCGGAGTCGGCTGTGATTCGTAACTGCTGCTCAGTTGTAATCTGTTGCTGTTGGCTAGTGAGATCCGCATCCGCTTGATCAAAGTTAGACTGCAGGTCAATTTGCGACTGCAGGTCTAGTTCCTGACTAATCGTTTTAAAGCGACTCATAGGCAAGCTCCTTTCTAATATAAGTAAGTGTGCCGAAAACGAAAAGCGACCGTCATGTTTGGACTGGTCGCTGTAATGGTGAGACTATTCAGACCCTCAATTAGCTTCGGGAATCGTCCGGAAAATAAGCCTAAGACGTTGATTCCGTTCTTCTTTGCCGTCTGCTCCATCGGAGCGCAATTAAGCTCCAGTACATCCGTTGGCCCAAGCGTGACGTTCACGCTGCAAGACTCTCCGGTTGTCGTATTGGTTATCGTCAAGTTCGATGCAGAACCGGTGATCGTTATGACGGGATACGCCTCGTGAGTCCCCGCATGATGCACAGTGATTAGCTGAGGTGAAGACTTCACGGCAAATGAATACTGACTTCCTCGCCTTAGCCCCATGCCATAAGTGTACCCTTGCCCATATCTCAATGGATACGTTGTATGATGCACGCTCTCTGAGAATGGGCTAAACGCTTTTAGTGGCAAGGTGAATGACCCAAGTTGTAGCAGCTTCTCGATTCCAATACTGCCGTTGTATTTGCATAACCACCGCTTACCAGGCATCCGGTCAAGAACAAGCGATTTTGCTCCCGCACGAGCATTAAAAAGCTTCGCCAATTGTTGCAACTTGTTTTGATATTGTATCTCACTTGACTCCTGTAATATTACTTCAAGCTCGATGAGACGAGGGCCGTATTCCGCACCCATATCTAGTGATCCATCCAGTCCAGGTATTTCAGCCTCCGTTTGACGCGTTTCCGGCAATAATGGAATATTCGACTTTACGAGCTTAAGGCCAAGAGAAGCGAAACTGATGCCATCGAACGTCGCTCCGTCGTTATCGACCGTCATAAACGTTCACCCCTAGCTAGCATTCGTTGTGCAACCGCATCACGTTCGCCCCAGTAGCTCTGTATATCAGCCTGGTCTTCCAAACGCACATCACCGCTGTGTTGTACAAGCGGTGCATTATAATTATTAATGATCGGTGCTGCTTGCTGATTTTGAGTCGAAGCGACTAGTGACCCTACTTGCTTCGGAGTCAACGTGACTTCACCCATTCGAAGAATGGAGTGGAGCTCATCCGGCATCAACTTATCGCCGATTCGAAACGGTACCTGACCGGCAATGCCGCCTGTGTGATAATACACGGGTGTTGTGCTTACTACGCGACCGTCAAGAACATAACCCCCGGCCTCCGGTGACCACACTGCACCATTGGCGAGCGTGTCCTTAAACTTCCGACCAGTATTTGATGAAGATGAGCTTGTTGTCGCGGTAGCTGTTCCGGTGTCCATCACTCCACCTCCACCTTGGGAATTTGATGAAGATGAGCTTGTTGACGAACTAGCTGTTCCGGTGTCCGTTATTCCGGTACCTGAGGAAGATCCAACCGCACTTGACAACCTAGCATATTCACTTGCCAGAGCTGCAAGCTCCGCCCTAATCTTAGCATTGGTAGCCGAAAATACCTTAAATCGCTCATCTTCGAGCAGCTGATAAAGGGGCTTCATATCCCCGCTGTAATCCACGAAGGCTTGTTTCAGGTCATCGTACCACGATTCGATGTCATCTTTTTTCTGTTCGAGGTCATCTAGTTTGTCCTGCCGTTCTTTATCCAGTTTGCGCTTTTCGTCCTCGTTATCCATTTGGCGCAGCTTATCTTGGAGCTCCTTGTATTTCTGTTTTCCCTGCTCCGAGGTGGCAAGACGATATTTTTCAAGGTCAGCGATGAGTGCCTTGCGCTCAATGACTCGCTCTGAGTCGTCAATCGCTTCTTTCTGCCCATCGTAAAAATGCTCGATTTCCTTTCGACGCTCGTCCAGCGCATCAAGCTCAGCTTGTTTCTCTCGCTCAATCGCATCCAGGGCAACATCAGATGCTTGCTTAATGTGCTCCTTCCGATCGCTCTCGATTTCTTTCTGTTTGTCCTCTTCTCGCTGCATGAGGTCTATCTTATTCTCGTAGACCTCATTGTCTGCCTGCTTGTAAAACTCGGAGTCTTTTGCATAACGGTCTCTTACACGTGTCCACGCTTCCAGCTTCATAACAGTAATGTCCGCTTCAGATTTTCCAGCCAAACGCATCCGCTTCTCTTCCTGTTCGCTCCACTCGCTCGATGCCTCGAACTTCGTCCTCGCAGCCTCTTCACTTTCCTTAAGCAGCTCTTCTTGATGCTGCTCTTCTTTATCGCCCATTTGTTCCTTCAGCTGGTAGATGCGCACTTCAAGTTCCTGTCGGATCTCACTGTTATCTTTGTACCGCTCCTTCAGCCGCTGAAGCGCTTGAAGCTCCTCACTGTCAGACATCTGGTTCAAGCTTCGCTGCCTGTCGATAAATTTCAACGATGTCTGGTACTGGTCCTGTTGAGCTTGAGTAAGCTTCTTCGCTTCTTCTTCTTTCTTTCTGCGCTGTTCATCCAGTTGCTCTTTCTCTTCCTTGTTCATTTGCTGTTTGAGCTGATACACGCGGACTTCAAGATCCTGCCGGATCTCGCTGTTCTTCTGGTAGCGTCCCTGCAACCGTTCAAGAGATTGGAGCTCGTCTGCTTCAGACATTTGGTTCAATTGCCGCTTCCGTTCTATGTATTTCAGAGATGATTGGTACTGCTCTTGTTGGATCTCTGCAGCAGTCTTACCCTTGCCCTTCCCTTTCCCTTTCCCCTTATCTGGAGTAGTGGCGCTGCCAGGCAGCGGTTTATCAAAGATGCTGTAATTGCCAACGGTGATCGCATCGACATCACGCTCTGCTTGTAGAACAGTTGCTTGCGCGGTATTAATCTGGCCAGAAGTATCTTTAATGGCGTTCTTCAGCGTGCGCTTTAACGCATCTTGAGTAAAGTTACCGAGACCAGGTACCGTTGGTTCAGGTATCGGTTTATTTTCTAGCGCTTGCATCGCTGCCAACTGTGGTTTAAGTAAATCAATTCGCGTCTGTGCCTCATTTTTTGCAATCTCAAGACGCTGCTTAGATCCTTCGGCGGCGGCATCGACGGTGCTTTTCTCTGCATCTATCAGCTGTTTGAGAGCATCGACATTATTGATATGCCATTTTCCTTCTTCATCAAGCTGCACAAGTAAATCCGGATACTCTCGCTTAAGTTGCTCCACCGTCTGTGCGAGCTGCTGCTTTTGCTGCGCCGATAGTTTTTCCTTACTGCTCAGCTGCTCGTATTGCTTCTGTAGCTTGTTCATAGCGTCGATATGCTTAACTTGCCCAGATACCACTCGAACGTTTTCTTCTTCTAGTGCCACCTGAGCGCCTGCGGCCCCTTTCGCTTGCTCCTTCATACGACCGAGTGCGTCTGCGGCGGCATCCCCCGACTCAAAACCGAGCCCTCGGAGCTCCTTGTCTAAGCTCTTTATGGCATCTGCGAGCTCATAAATTTCATGCGTATTGTCGATGTTCCCCTTGCCACTCTGAGCAAGTGCCATTCTCTTGTTGTAATCATCCATTAATGCATTGCGCTTTTCCATGATCGGGTTTAATGTCTCAATGCTAGCCGTCAGCTTCTTGAATTCTTCGACTTGCATATTAAGCGGTGACTGCATCAGCTTGGCATTCAGGATCTCTTGCGAGCTGGCGAATTCCAGCGCAGACTGAGAAGCTGAGGAAGCGCCTGCAGTATACGCAGCAAACCCTCCAACAACAAGGCCAATCGCGGCGATTGCTAAACCGATTGGACCAAGCGCGATCTCCAAGCCCGCTAATGCCGTTGTTAAAGTGTAAATCAGAGGCACTAACGCCGTGACAGCTGCCGTTATTGCGAGCACAGCTGCGGTCCCTGCTGCCATTCCTACTGCGAGTCCTTGATGCTCTTTTGCCCAGTCTCCGATGGATTTGATAATTGGTATAACGAGCCCCATTAGCTCCTGAAGCAAAGGAAGAAAAGCCTCGCCTAGCTCCGCTTCGGCCGTCTGTATCGTTTGACTGAACTGCGCTTGAGTACCGTTATAACCTTCCATTGCTGTAGCTGCATTACCGGTGTACATCGACGATTCCTGCATAATGCCGTTGTACGCAGCCAGTGTCTTTTGTGCATCCGAAAGCTTATCAGCGGTTGTGCCAATAGAGCCGGCGTAACGATCGTACATAACGCTCAGGTTCGTCGTAATCCCCGCAGCGTCTGTCAATTCCGAGTTGCCCGTCTTTACCCCTTGAGCAACCTGTTCAATGGCTTCTCCCCAACTTAGGTGAGCTTCACGGTTATATGCTGCGGCGTCCGCTGTCGCGAGAATCAGGTTCTTGGTCTGATCCAAATTTAGTCCAGACGCTAGAAGGGTCTTTACCGTCCCAGAGGCCTGGGCAAGATTCAAAAATCCACGGTCGACCAGATCTTGTACCAGATCAATGGTTTCTTTGACATTTACCCCTAACGCCTTTGATACCTCTTCTAGCCCGCGCTGTGCGTTAATATAAGCGTTGGCTTTATCGGCAAGAGTCTCAATTTCACCAATTAGCTTTCCTAGCGCTGCCCCCGCTCCTAGCGCGATAAGGGCATTGCTTAAGGCCTCCACGCGGTTAATGGATTCCTTGGTCTCTTGCTGCGCTTCGCGCATCTTCTGCTTAACCTTCTCGATCATCTCACTGCTCGCGCCAAGCTTGCGTAGCTGAATCTCGACCCGCTTTAATTCCTGCTCAAGAAGTTCCGGCTTAACCTCACGAATCTCCCTCTGAATTTGACGCATTTCCTTAGCACTCATACCGGTATCAGTAAGGGACTTTCCTAAATCCCGAATTTGCTTTGTTACTTGGCGCGCCTCGTTCGTGGACGTGCTCATGGTCTGCTTAGCTTTCGATAGCGATTCATTAAAACCGCTTGCATCGAGTTCCATTCTAGCTCTGATCGCGCCGACATCCGTTGCGTTCGCCGTAGCTCCTGACATCTACTCTCCACCCCCCTGCAGCCGTCTCCGAAGTTTCGCCAAGCCCTCTGCATCGAATTTATTGTCATCGTTCTCAGATACTTGGTGCAAAATACCGCTAATAGACTGATAAAATTGCTCAAATTTCTCCTGCTCCATGTTTGGCGCACAGATTGAAAGCAGATTGATCACTCGCTCCTCGGCTATCTTCAGTTCCAACTTGTATAGGAGCTGCGGGAGATCTACCATGTAGAAGTCGTTTTCCAATCGCAGTTGCGTCGTTCCAAGCTTCAGAGCCGCCTCCGCCAGCCATTCGTCTAGCGTTACCGGCCCGCGACCGGCTTGCTTTGAAGTAGCTTGCCGAACGGGGCGAGGAACTTTTTTGCAGCTTCATTTAAATTGTTCCGTTGGACAGTCCTCGAAATGAATTGAATCAACTCATTGTGGTCGACATTCTCTTCGATCCACGCCGGTTCCAGCTCAGTCAGCACAGCGACGAGTTCTACGATCTCATCAAAAGCCATTTGAATGCCAACCAACACAGTCGCCGTAAAATCCGAAGTTTGGCGAGAAGCGATCACGTCCAACAGGAGCTGGGGCAGTGTTTCGACCTTGCCGAACAGTGCCTTCCACTTCGCAACGGTGAGCTTTGGAATATCAACCCGTTTTTCTCCGAACATGACAAAATCCTGATCCTGATCTTCTTGTTTTCTAAACCATTGCATGCCTCTTAGCCTCCTTAAAAAAAGAAGAAGAACCCTCTTCAGGGCTCTTCTTGCTTTGTTGTAATTACGCCGTTATGTCACCAAATGCGACAAGATATCCCGTTGCAGTGTCCGGATACGCTTTAAACGTTACATTTGTGATCAGTTCTCCGTCGTAACTGAACTTATATTTCAGGTTTGTTCTTGGCGCTGCCTTATACAAAACAATAGCATCATTTGGCGTTGCATCAGCAGCGAGCGGTTCGAGTTTCACCATCTTAGCAATACTTAAGAGGTTAATGACTTTCGATGCATCGATATCCACCCGTTTCTTGGTTGGAGCCGTGCCATTTGTCGTAAGCTTAGAGCCTGGGATGATTTTAGAGAGCTTGTCCAGATCCTTTTCAGCAAATGGCACTTCTATTGAAGCATTTCTGCCAATGATGATTTCGCCAACAGGTGTATCACCGAATTGATCAACCTTGATCTCACGCGAGGTCTCATCATAATTTAAAAGCACCCCGCCTTGTGTCGTTTCGAACACAACCGGTGTACCGCCAAGTCCGGCATCGAATGTCACTCTACACGGACCGAGCTGAATTTTTGTAATATCACTTGCCATCTGTGTTTTCCTCCTTGTTTTCGCTTTGATTTATATAAACAGCAAGACCGTCGGTTACAAGTGCAGCTGCAGCCTTCTTGTCGCAGCTCACTTCATCTCCGTCGGTCTTGTAATCTGGCTTATCCGCCGTGCCGAAATTGACTTGATGGTTATCGGCGAGCGTTAATCGGATTAATAATTTAGAATCTTTCAAGTCCTTCACCTCACTCCAAATAGACGCATGTAAAATTCAAGCTATACATTGGTCGCTTGTTCTCGTCGCGGCCAATGTACAGCGGGGCTGGTTGATCGGCTGCGCACTGGCGAATGAACATGCCGCCCGTCTGCAGCTCGAACTCTGTTCTCCCGTGTAAGTGAGAGTGAATCTCCAGAGCTAATTCTTCGGTCTCTTGCATTTCGAATTCACTGCCCCGAATCAACACTTGAAAGGATGTTCTCCTATACGATGACTCAGGATCTGGAGGAAACCCACCTGTTACCTGAACATATGCAGCCGAATCTGGCGCGTTCTCGGGGAACTCATTTACGAAGTACGCAAGAGGAAATTCATCCCTGAGATAATCAACCACATAAATGGCTCGTAGCATTAACCTCTCAGCTCCTTCGCAATTTCTTGTGCAATGATTTCCCGGTACCGCGCTGATTTCGCCTTCAATGGCCGTTCAAGGTACTTCGGTCCAGTACCTGGCGTCGATGGCTCTTTGAATTTCCGGTGCTCGTGCAAGAACAGCGCGACATCCGTTGCCCAGCCGCGCTTGTTCTTCTTTAAAAGCGAGAAGGATACTTCCCCAGTGACACTGTATCCCGATACAGACACTCTTACATGCGCACGCTGGCGCAGTTCGCCAGTCAGGTTAGGAGCTCCAGCCTGTGCATCTGCCTTGAGCTCTTCCATCGCTTTCTGCATGCCCCGTTCAGCCGCAGCGCGGAAGCGCTGGTCCGCGAAGTCGATGCCCCGATAGACATCGTTTAAGTTAATTTCGAAACTCATGGAAGGTTCACCACGGTAGTGCGTACTTTTCCTTGAAAATCACGAATAGCTTCGATTCGGATCGGCGTCTTCCCCATTTCATGCCCGAATGCATCGTTCCAATGTACCTCGTCTTCATATGAGATTGGAACACTTCCGAGAAAGGTTATTGAAGTGCCGCTTGTGATTTCCTTGCCGTGTTGGTCAATAACTAATTGCCCGACGCTTTCAATCCGGCAACGGTGTGTGCTTGGTTCTAACACTTCCGCTTTCCCCCAAGCATCTATAACTGAATTATCCTTCCTGCGCGTGATGGATGCTTGATCAATAAATAAGTGGTTCATTTTCACACCCAGCTCCCTACATATGGAGCTAACAACGAACAAACAGCAAGAGGTAAACCTTCACTCGGTTCTGTGTATGTTATGGAGACATTGCCGAATCGCTCTGCTATTACTCCTGGACTTCGCATTAATGTCTGTGCATACAATAGGCAAGCAAGTTCAATTGGCTCCGGAAGTGTCCGGGGATTTCCTTGACTTGCATCTTGTGGAAGTACATAGCCAGCTTCATACTCCACAATAATGTTATGTTTGCCGTTCGGCCAGCCATAGTTCCTGAACAATCGACCTTCCTCCGGAAGGAGAAAGTCAGGCTCTATCGCGGCGCCGTTCATATCTGTTAATGATACGGAACCGATAATAGGATGCTGTTTTAAATTCAGATACGGGGAGTTGGCGTAACCACTCACCCGTTCCTGATAAATAGCCCGCTTCAATGACCGCTTTAAGTGCGCTTCGATCTTCTGCGAGGCTGCTTCCGCATACATGGCGAGCGTTTCGTCCATACTCGAATCGTTCTCATCCATTTGCAGGGCTTTCTTCATGCGAGACAAAGTTGTCAGCATAGCGGACACTCCCCTACGGCAGTGTAATCTCGCCTGCGATGACTGCCTCGTCGTCGAAAAGCTGCAGGTCTTCACGTTGGATTGCACGCACGTCTGTTGTATTTCGGCCAAATGATTTGCCGCCGACATTGGTCGAAGTAATGGAATACTGCTGGCGGTCAAAGAGAACAATAAATTCCTTCAGGTCACCAATGTAGATCGGAGCCTTTTTCGTTGTTGTACCTGTCGAGGGCAACCAACGATTAGCAAGCACCACGATCGGTTTACCCTTCAGCAACTTACGACTTGGCTGTGTTGGGTCCGGTTGAAGCAAGTCCTTTCCGTCAGCATCCTTCTGGTTATCCAAGTAATTAAAGCCGTCCTGGTTCGTAAGGATAATTGCATTAAGGGCGATATTCGGATCGAGATCAACGTTAAGAATCTTCTTAATGCTATCCAAATTAGCAATCGGTTTTCTGGTAAGTGCCGCGAGCTTGTCTAGAATCAGCTTGTTCCGCGTAACGACCGACTTCTTTGCAATCCATCTTGCAATGTATTGCATCAAATTCTGGTCTGTGTCATTAAGTAACGTGTTGGAGATTGGTAAGATTCCGCCTCGATCCTTAATGGTGTAAGCAAGCGGTTTAAATTTCGGATTGTCGAGATCACCGATATCCGTCATTTCCGTAATCTCCGCGAATGGCGTGATATCAGCGTTCTTCTCAATTACGCGTGAGCCCGAACGAGTTGATACCGGCTCCACGGTCACATAAGGTTCGAGTGACACGAATTCACGCTTCAACTCATGGATCATCGTCTGGATATCCTGTGGCACAATTAGTCCACCATCTTCGCCAACACCGCCCTGCATGCCAGCGCGAACTTCCAGCTCGACTTCTTCCACTAGCCGCTGTTCGTCACCTGTCAGCGGGCGATTCCGCAATACTTTCAAGAATGCACTGCGGTAAGACGGAACGGACCATGCTGCTGGATTACCAGATTGATTACCACGAGCCTCCGGTTCAACCGGAACCGTAGCACCTGGCGTATCCGTGTCACGCAATTCCTTAAGCAAATCAATTTGCTCTCGAAGCTGCTTAGCCTCGCTTGTTGCGCTGCGCGCTTCTTCCATTTTACTCTCAGCCATCAATCGGCGCGCTTCTTCCAACTTAGCGGCAAGTCTCTGCCGCAGTTCGCGTTCTTTTTCGTCCATTTTTGAAACCCTCCCAGATTTATATGTGGTTAAATAAAATAGACCTATTAAGGATTTAAGAGCAATCCAATAGGTCTAGTTCCAGCTCGATTAACATTTTCTCTTGTTGCAGTTCACGCTTGCGCTGCTCTTTCGACGTGATACCTAGCTCATTAATGCTGCGCTGACTCACTTCGCTGTCTGTATAAGCTGGGAATGGTGTTGGCGAGACCTCGAACAAATTCACGTCGAGTAGCGTTCGCTCATACACATCTTCTTCCTTCAGGTACTGCCACGTGTCGGCCCTCACATAAAAACCAAAGCTGACCCCATCAACATCACCACGCTGGATCGATTCAAAGGCATCATTCCCCCAGCTATTGTTCGGAAGGTCGATCTCGAATCGAAGACCAACATCATCCTCCCATAACCGCAAAGTAGCATTTTTTGTTGATCCAAGCACGAAATCGCTTCGATGGTTCCAGAATGCCTTAATCGTGTTGTCTCGTAGGCTGCTGGAGAACGCACCCTTTGCGACCCGCTCGTAAAACTCGCCCCAGATCAATTGACTTCGCTGGTTGAATTTCACAACATATCCGGCAATCGTCCTGGTGGTTGATTCCCCTTCGCTGCTGCGGACCTCGATATTATCTGCCGGAATGAAGCGTAACACCTTCTCTTTACTCACTGCTTCCACCTCCTTTCGTGGCATCCTTGCCAAGCCCAGCCTTCAGTAATTGATACTGATCCATTTTATCGAGACTGACAAAATTCAAACTGACGAAATGCTTGTCCCCCATCTCGCCAATGTTGTCCCGCTCCTCCAGTTCACGCACCTCGTTAATGGTGTAAGCACCCATGGCGATCATTTCTTTGTAAAATTGCGCTCGGCTAGTGCTGTCCCCGCGTAGCTCACTGGTGACGTTGAACTTCGTATAATACTTTTTGCGTTCCATCTCGGTGAACAGCTTGAAATCATTCTCCATTTCACAATTCACAATAATAGGTTGCAGGGTGCTCTTCACGTATTCAAGCGATTGGTTTTCCATGTTGTTGAATTTAACATCCGTTATCCCCAACTTATAGCCCGGCACTTTATAGATCTTTGCAACCTCCATGATCCCGAACTTGCTTGTTTCAATAAACTGGGCATCATTGAGAGGCATGCCAAGACTTTGGTACTCCATGCCCGCATCTAGGATGGCGATTCGGTGCGCATTCGAAAGACCACTATTGGCCTTCTGCCACTCGTCACGAGCCTTGTCCTTCGCCGGCTTATCGAGAGTCGCACCAGGAACCTTCAGTATGCCGCGTGTCGCCGTTCCGTTCGCGTAGAAGGCGCCAAGAAATTTCCGCTGAGCCTGCTGCACCCCGATTTCTTCACGAATGACTGCGATCGGCGTTATGCCCTTTAATCCACCTTTGCTGATTGCCTTGTAGTGGAGCACTTCGTAATGTCGAAGCTTGCGCCTCTCACCGCTCGGTAGCGTGGTCACATACCAGACTTCGCCAGTAATAGGGTCGAGATGCACATCCGTCTTTGAGGGATCAAGAGGCCACAGCGCTTTGGGCATCCCGTTGAACGGTCCATCTTCGTGCCATTCGATGTTGGCATAGGCGTTCCCCCAACAAACCATATGCACCTGCATGAGCTCCTTAAATGTGTAAGCGCTCATATAAGGGTTTGATCTGACCCCGAGTAACTTACTCACTGGATGACTTGTATCGCGCTCTATCCCGCCGCCACGCCGCCGAAAAACTTGAATCGGAAGTTTGCCAATGTCCCCACCTAGAATTGAAGCACAGGTATACACGTTGCTGTTCATCATGGCTGTCTCACTGGTGACCTGCTCGCCGCTGGCTGTCTTACCGATGCCGAATAGATCCATCAACCATTGCTGAGGGTTCTTTAAATCGGAAATCAAGTTCGACCTTTGCTCCCACCAGCGGCGGAAGTAGCTTCTTTTAAATTTCACGTTTCACCCCCTCCCTTAGAACGTAAAGTCATCATTCAGGATGTGACTATTCAAATCGGTTTCCTGATCAAGCAGCATAGCCCGGACTAGTGCATTAATAATGGCGGCTAGCAAGTCAATCCGCTGGCTGTCGTCTTTATGCTTCTTACTCAGCTTGATATTGCCGTTGTTGTCCACGACCTCAATTGCATTAGAGACACACCAGGTCAATAGCGGGCTTCCATCGTGAACAAGCAGCCCTTTCAAGACGAGCTCACGAAAAAACTTTGTTGGCTCCGAGAGCGTCTGAACACCTTGACGAATCTCAACCCGCTCATACCCCTCCGCCTCCAGTTCTTGTGTGAAGTGCGTGGCATTGTAGGGATCGTAGCAAACTTCCTTGACCATCCAACCTTGCTCTTCTTCAAGCTGCTGGATATGGCTCTTGATGTAGCGATAATCGGTAACCGATCCTTCAGTCAATGTACACCATCCACCAGCTGCCCATGATGTATAAGGTACCCTATCCGAGTGTTCGTGCTCCTGTGCCCGAGCTGCTGGCATAAACCCGTGTGCCGTCACTGCATATCGTCCATCTTCAAGTTTAAAGACAAAGGCGTTAGCGGTAAGATCCGTTGTCTTCGCCAAGTCGAGCCCACACCAAGTTCGCCAGCCTTTGACCAATGCCAAAAAAGCGTCTCGCGAAACTCCGAGCGCTTTATACTTGTCCATGATGCCGGACATGAATTTATGTTCACTATCCGACTGCCATCGGTTAACCCTTTTAGTCAGCCACTCACGAATCTTCGCCGGGTCACCAGTATTGTATGCCTCGTCATGTTCGGCGCGAATTTGCCCCCGCAGCTCCTCCGCATACTCGTTGTTCTCTTGAAGAATGGGATTTGCCTTAATCCAAACCGTTTCATCGTGAGGATCGTCTTCCTTCTCCAGTTCGCGAATCATCACAAAGTAGGTTTCATTCATGGGCGTATCTCCGGAGAGCATCTTACACAGCGCGTCGTATTCCTTCTTGCACGGGCTGTTCTCAGCATCTTTCCCGGCCGTTGTAATAATCAGCATCAGCGACTGGAGCCGCTTGCCGAAGCCCGAGTAAAGGACGTCAACGATTTCACTTGTCGAATGTGCATGGTATTCGTCAATAATAACGATGCAAGGTGCGCCAGAATCCTTGTTCTTGGTGTCTTTCGATAATGGCCGCAGCCATCCACCGCGATTCGCATGCTCAATATACGTTCGCTTAATTCGCAAGCGCTTGTGAATATCGGGGCTTGCTTCACCCATTTTCTGCGCATCCAACCAAACCCGCTTGGCTTGCGTTTTATCGACTGCAGCGCACTCCACTTCCGGGCTTTCCTCGAAACGTTTGAACTCGGGCATACCTGGAGGATAGACGCAATCTCCGCACATACCGTATAAAGCAAGCCCACTCATCTCGGTCGATTTAACGTTACCGCGAGCCCGTTGATTGTATGCCTTCTTGAATCGGCGCTTGCCGCTATCCATATGAACCCAGCCGAAAATGCACCCAAGATCAAATTTTTGAAATGGAAGCAGCTCAATAAGCTCACCGGAGAAAGGACCGCGGACATGACGGCAGCAGCGTTCGAACCAGGCATACAGCCGATCCGCTCGGCTTTCGTCGAAGACGTAGGGGAATCCCTCCGTCGCCTGCCTCTGAAGATCATCCAAGTGACGCTTGCAGGTCAACCATTCCATCTTGCAGCTTGGTCGGATCTGCATTACGATCTCTGCAGCATATCGGTTAACGGGGTGAACATCGCTCCAATCAACCTCAGTCGAAGAGTTCATCATTTGGATCTTTCCCTTCGGCCATCCGCTTCGCTAGTCGCGCACGCGCACCGGCTGTAATACCGAGCTTCTCACCAAACTGGAGAATGAGCCTCGCATAGTTATTCGCCATTGTTACATGTGGGTTGACAATTTCTATGCCGCCCTTGCCCTCTATTGTAAAGCCCTGCGAATCAATTGACTCGTTCATCGCTTGGTGCTTCGCAACGGCATCACAATAGGCTGCAAGAACGTCCTCGTCAAGTGGATCAAAGATATCGAACTCTTCCATGTCCCGAACGATCTTGCGCCAAACCTTCCGAGCATTGTCATCGAGCCAAGACGGCACTTTCAGATTTCGCTTCTTTTTTCTCTCAAACGCCTTGCCTGCTTCTTCCCGCGATTGAACCTCGGCTGCTGTCCAATGCTTCCCGCCGCCCTTCTGACCGACGCGCATATGATCAAAGTGGACGACCTGACTCATTTCCAAATTCCTCCTTTCATGATGGCTTCGTATCTCATTTTGTTTTGGGGACATTTTTTCACAAACGAGACCCCTGCGGTCTCGCCCCCATTACCCTTAGATTTCGGCCCCCCGGGGGCATCCTAGGTACCGGTTGTTAACTCTACAAGCTTCGCCTCAAGCATCTCAACGGCCGACTTTCGCGGCTTCTCCTTGGACTGTTCATACGTTAGGAAGTGTTGGACAGCCTCTACATCGGGTGCGGATACCAATGCTTCTTTCAGTTGTTCAATCGTCATGTCAATGTCAGGAGTCGTAGTTGCTTCAGAAGCCATTGGCGCTTCTTCAGCAAGTTCTTCCTCAAGTGTTCGAACGTAGAGAACGCTGCTGAATGGAAGGAAGTACGTGACTCCGCCTGTGTCATTCACGATCACCGTTACCTGTGATGCATTAACAGATTGGTGAATCTTTGACATGAGCTTATTTGCGCTCTGTTCGTCGATCTCAATTACTGCGCCGTCTAGCAGCTTAACTTCGGTTTTCATGGGCTAATACACCTCTATTGTTTTTAGACTCTCTTAGTTCCTTGGCCTAATGAGTTGAATATAATGAATACAGCTACTGACAGGAGGTTGTAGATATGATCTTTGCTTTGGACATATTTTGCGCACATTGCAAGCAAGTAAAGACCGCAATACGACATGAATCCGAGAAACAAAAATACATTATGCAGCCTTCAAATGTTTATCCCATTTCCATATGTAGCGATTGTGAAGAAGAACTTCTCTCACGCCTTCAAAACTTTTTGAAGAAGAGTATCGATAAAGAAATTAATTAGTTCAAACGATATCCGAAGCCTCCATCTTCCTTGACAGTCTTTATGTCGTGGTGCTTTTTGCATAACGATTGCCAGTTGTTGCGGTCCCAGAACAGCGTCTTATCTCCCTTGTGAGGCTTGATATGGTCCACAACAGTTGCCTCAGTTACCGCTTCATGATTCAAGCACTCGACGCAGAGAGGATGCTTCCTCAGGTACCCAGCCCTGGCAGCACGCCATTTGCTGTCATACCCCCGCAGAGCAGCGGATCCCCGTTGCCGATCATACTGATACTTGTCCTCAACATGTTTCTCACAGTATTGCTTCCTAGTTATTTGGGTGCATCCGATATGGCCGCATGGTTTCTTGGGTGATAACGGCATGGATTCGACTCCTTTACAAAATAAAAGAGCTGCGCCATATTAGGCACAGCTCTTTAGACTACATAAAGCATTACTTCCTGTCATACAAGACGAGAGCAGTATATACCATACTTGGATATACGCCAGTTTGGCTATCAGTTGCAACAGCCTCATGAGCGATTGCATACTTAACGTCTACAACCTTTAACACATCCTCAAGGCTGTCCATAAACTTGTTAATCCTCACTTCCAATTCTTCGAGATGAGCTTCTGCGAATGTCTTCACCCGTGCCAAATGTACCACCTCCTTGTGATAACATTCGACATCCACCCATTTTTTTCCTCTATGAAAAACCCCCCTTTGAGTTACCCATATCGGTACATTGTGAGTAACTCGTACAGCAGCCTAACCCCCTTGTTTTAACAAGGCTTGCTGGCATTTAAGAGAATGAGTTACCCGTAACCGCAATATGGTGAACTCAGACGATTCTGAAGCTCTTCATTGACGTATCCATCGTCTCTTGGAGCTCGCCAATATACCGCAAGGTTATTTTATAGGCTGAGTGATTAAAGTGATTCTGAAGCAAGACGATATCCTTATGAGTCTTGTAGTGAAAGTACCCAAAAGTCTTGCGAAGAGTATGGCACCCGACTTCCACCAGCTTGAATACGTCTGCAATAGTCCTCATAATCTTATAAGCCATGCTGCGGCCTATCGGACGGTTGACCCCTTGCCTGCTTTGGAAAAGATACTCGTGAGGCTGCCTACCTTCGACAAATGCTTTCAATTCACGTCGTAGAACAGCAGAAATCAAAAGACGCTTCTCCTTCTTAGTCTTCTTCTCACGGATGTTGATATGCGTACCAATTACATCCCTGACCCGAAAGCGTAAAATATCGCTTATTCGAAATCCCGTATTAATACCAATATAGAACAGCATGTAATTTCGCATGCTTACTTGACGCAAATAATCGAGAATATCTGCTATCAATTCCGGATCAGTAATTGGCTGTACAGTATTCACATAACCACCACCCCATTGCCGAGTTATATAGTTTCGCGTTAAATTAGAAAATGACTCGTGGGAAAGCATCCCCGAGTCATTTTCTTTTATAGCAAGAACACCTTATCGTCGTTCACTTTCGATGCAGGCTTTCAGTTTGCTCGTTGGTTCGAATGCAATCAATAAAAAAGGAACAGTAGTTCAATCCTTACTGTTCCTTTTTTCTATTCTTTATAAATTCCTTCATTTGAACTGTCCGCTCTGAATTTCTCTCGTTATCATAATCATCTAAAAAGAGCTTCATCCGTTGCATGACATTATCAACTTCTCTCTTATCAGCTTCTACAGCATTTAAGAGCTCATGTAATTTACCAAGATCCCTTTTAAAAATTAGATAGCAAAACAGCCCGAAACGAAAAGCCGAAAGCATCATATACAAAAGTAGAACCAAAAGAATAATGACATGAGGAATGTTCATCCCCTTATCAGCATCGATTAAAAAAGAGATAGCTATTGTAGCAAACAAATAAATAAAAGCACCAACGAATGCTCGATTCAGAAATCCAACTAGTCGAAAAAAATTGTTTTTTGAAATATGAGCAAAAGTCGATTCAAGCTTTAAGCTACCGAATAAAGTAAATACCGTGAAATAAATCCCGGTAAATACCGCTGCGATAGTTGTTAGAACCCCTTCTTTCTTAACCAGATTATCACTGATTGGACCTAGTAAAGCCTTATTTATTCCATCAACAAAATAGTTCGTAAAGTATAATGATGCGAGGTAATTTAATGTTAAACCACAAAGAACAACGATAACGATTACTCTAACGGAATATTTTTCAATTCCGGCTAATATTTTATCAACCATTTTTCACCTCTCATACTAGAAGCTGTTGTTCAATATTTTCATTAAACGTTTTATTTTTCTCTTTTGTCTCATCCGAATCTTTCTTACTAAAACTCTCAATGATCTTAGGCAGCTTAGTTACTATTAAATCATTTGCATATTTTAAGTGTGCTGAATCACCATAACGACCATTTGCAAAGTAATCTTGCCTCATGTGCTCGACGATATGTTCCCAACCATCAGCGTCATCGTCTTTTAGGATTACTCTCTTATAGATATCACTATGTTTTAGATCGATATCTTCAATATTACCGGTAAGCGGACTCTTGTACTTAACCTTGATTGATTCAAACATTTCATCATCTAGGTTAAGACCCTTAATTAAGGGAATCAAGTTACCAGGCTTAATAACATCTTTACGTGCTCTACCATTCCCAAAAGATATCGAAGCCGTATTAGCACCAAAAATACTATTCGTCTCAATAGATTTTCCAAAGATGTCTAAAAATAAACTTTCTGGTCGCCCAGGTTGAACTAAGTTATTAGGAATTATACGATTCACCAAGTTCAGCTTAAATTCAATATGCCTTATATCCTGCGAGAGTTCAACATCACCAAAACCTCTTAATGCTTCCAGTGGAACAAGCTCTACTTCCCATTTATTCCCTTCCTCATTCGGAAGAAAAGAATTTAGATAATCTAACAAGTGCTTTGGTCTACCACCAAAATGATTGTATTCAATTAGGGCTAACCGCGATTGTGGAATAAATAAAGTTGAAGTAATTTCAAGAACATCATTTTTAATCAATTCAGCGGTATCGGTACCTTTTGTCCCGGTATATGGTTTATAATCACGATATTTACCAAATGCAACACTTCTGTGTTGTGCGGTCTGCGCATTATTAGGATCCGGCTCCACCATTTCAACCATAGAGAATTGGCCACTTTTTAGATTCCTAAATTTCTTTGAGGGATTAAGTACCATAACTCTGTCTACAAAGTCCGAAAAATCAATATTAGTCTTTTTTTGATTGTGTAAGATGTAGCATAGATAATAGTGTATTGTACGACTCATTCATGCTCCCCCTATGATGGTATTAGTTAAACAAACTAATAATACCATAATTTCGGGAATCTGATAGTTCTAATATACTATCTTAACTCTTACCACACCTTCCGTCCAAGTGATTCAGCATATCTTGCAGTAATTCGGCAACAAGTCGGCTGCACCTTAGAGGTGTCGGTAGGTCTTGGCTTTCTCCTCGGTTACAACCGGATCAACTCCTCTGTTCAAATAAGTTCCTCACAACAATTCACGATTGAATTCGTGACCTCCTGTAAAAAACTTATGGGGTTTCGAACCCCACCTCATCTCCACACGCCTGGCGACTGGCGCCTAAGGTCAATTGACCCACCGCATGGCCGAGTCCTACATGTAATAAGGGTACAGTAGGTATCACCCGAGCATTTGCTCTTTGTGATTTCACTGTACCCCTTAGGCACTCTCATTTTTGACGCTACAATCATACAATTTACACGCGTATTCTGTCATTGGACTATTACTTACACCAATGATGAAATCCATGTTTTGATGTGCTTCTAATTCTACCTTTGAAACACCGGCACCCAATCGTCTGATCGTATACCATGGTGTCTATAATTCATTACCTTCCCTGTATTTGAAGCTTTATAAGTTTATCAAGCCTTAAATTAAATTCTTACCTATTTTGGTTACTGTAAAGGATGCCGACTGCTGAGTTTTTAATTTTCTTATTCTGTTCTAAGAGCTTTCCGCCATCAGTGAATATTTCCTTGAACGAAGGGGCACCTAGAATCCCAGTTAAAGCGGCACTTATAGTTCCTAATTTGGTATTTCCCGTTGCTGCAGCTGCAATGTCAAGGCCAACAGTAACTATTGAGTTAGTTAAATTGAGTCCCCAAAATCTTTTATTCCTACTCTTTAATTCTTGTACTTCTTCTTCATGTTTACTAAATGATTCTTGAATGTTGGTGAAAACGCTAGTTGTCACTTCATCGAAAGATGTGTTATCAGCAGTTGATATTTCTTCAATACCCTTTGATAGAAGTTCTCTAAGTTCGTTTAATACATTCTCTTGACGCAACTTGATAAGCGCTGTGTCTGATAAATTGCCGATAATATCGTAATTAATTTTCGTTAAAGAATTACTGATCAACATGTTCTTTACTTGGGAGCTGGAATTTGGAGTGTTTGAACTATACTGATATGACCAAAGGAGGTACTGCCAAGAAGTAGGAGCGTTGACAATCGGGATGCCGTTATACTGTAATGCTCGATTAACGATGTCTTTGGACTGCATCATTCTTGATTGAACCATGAATTTTACTTTAAAGCCAATTGAACCGCCTCCAGGGATATTGTTAAAAGCCCAAGAGTTTTCCCTGTTCCACTTAACAAATTGTTCCGTCTTAGTAAGATGCTCCCATTCTGTATCAAATAGCATTCTTTCTTCATTCACTAACTTCTGGAAGAGATCTTCGGTTGTTTCGAGGTCTTGGAGAAAAGAATCTGCTTCATCCATATCCGTGAAGTTTACTCTGAACATTTCTTTCAAGTGTTCAAGAATATCTGATTGTGATTGCTTGTCAAGCAAATCAAAATCATTTTCGCCAAGATATGTTTCATCAGGTACAAAAACAATAATTGGTGAATCCAATTCAGCAAGTGCAAGTTCCTTGTATTGAAGTGCATTAAGGGCATGCTTAGCTAAATAGTAAAGTGCTTTATCAGGTGACATTTGTTTAAAAAAAGACGTTGTCCTAAGCATTGGGTCCGGGACAAGAATGGTGTCAACGTATAACCCAGCACTCCTAGCTATGCTTCCAGAGTATGATGGGAAGATATCTCCACCAAAAACTGAGATAACTCCTTTCAAGCGTCTAAGGTGTGCTTGTATGATCGGTAGGTAATACTGCCATAGCTCGTGCAGTCCTTCTTGAAGGGCCTCATGATCTTCAATAAAAGAATGTACAATTTTCTTATTCTTTGAGATTACTGTTGCAACTTGGTGTGGGTTAAGTCCCTTCTCCATCATCTGATTAAACACTGTCCCAAAGAATGAATCCAGCACTTTAAAATAGGCTTTTTGTGTCTCTAACAGTGGTATACTCAAAAGTTCTTCCTCGTGCTCCATCATTTCAACTGCTAGAGCAAGTGCTCGCACACGACCGTCAACAGTTTCCGGATTTACATTCACGTTATCTGGTAATAGCCTTACATTCATCAAGGACTCTATTGTAGATGCGTCGTTTATGTGAAGTTTTCCTTGATCAAGGAATTTCTCTAATCTATCAATTCGAGAATTTAGAACATCCTGATTCATTCGTACTCCTCCTTTACTTGGCACACTTGTTCTTTTTCTGCAACAGATTTTTCCACAATTCAATGGTACAACATTATTACCAATTGTAAACAATCTCATTTTAAATATAATTGCCAGTTCGATTAGCTAATGAAATTAAAAAAAGCCCGTGTTATCTACGGGCTTTTTCATTAATTCTCTTCTCCATAACATGATAATGTTGTTCAATTCCACAACAACAACGTATTTGCAACAGACTCGATGCCTTTATTAATTTTACGATCCACTGTAGAGGGATGCCACAATTCAAACCTGGCAATTGTTACATGATGCGGCTGCCCTTTAAGATATCGTATTTCGATGATACGCTTTATTTCATCATCCGTTATAAGATTGACAGCCCGTTCAATAATCCCTGTTTGGTATTTATAGGCTTTATACAAAGCTTCTTGCTTAGGCGGAAGCTTGTCCGATCCATTTCGTTCAAAATCGTCAACGACCATCTTGATCCGCCGGTATCGTGAAAGCAATGATTTCGCTGCCTTGACATCATCCCTCCCAGCTGTCGGAAATAATTCCATTTGTTCTTTATATAGAGTCATAGCCAATATTCCCCTCATCCTCTCGCTGTGATATATTAAGAGTACGAGTGTGCCTTGCCCCGGAGACCATTCCCCAATAGAGTCCGGGTTTTTTTATGGAAAATTCCCCAAATTTACAAATTCCACATTTAATGACAAGGAGACTAATTTACAATGAAACTTGATCCTTCTAAAGAAGTACTAGAACGTGCATCGTCACTATTTAGGACAACTTCCCTAATCTATAATAGAATTATTTTTACTGAAATAACCGCGAGAGCTGAAGCAGAAGTTATCAAAAAGATTCGTCAAATTATTATGTGTGATTGTACACCAGGCCAATATTATGAGCAAAAAATAGACATAACGTCTGTAAATGTTAATATAGGCTTCAAATCAATCACAGTTATTTCGTGTGGCAATTGCAATAAGTGGTTTGGTTCACCAGGTAGTATGGACACTGATTTAGGAAGACGTGACCCACACTACCGTAGCTTGAAGAAACACAAAGATTATAGAGTAGTGTCATCTAATGATATTAGTGAAAATGAAGTATATCGCCAAGCATTAGAACATAACAAAGAATACAATGATAATCACTAGTAATAAAATAACTCATGTCAGTTAGAGAACATTATTCTTAACGAAGTCCGTGAATAAATCGCGGACTTTCATTATTTACCTAGAACATCATTTGCGATTTTATATACTTTCGCCTCAGTACTCCAAGCCCTCCCTGTCTGACATAACTTATGGATTAGAAGCAAAGATGACTTTAGCGCGACATTTTCGTCTACTAACTCCGTTACACTATTATGATACTTATTAAGACAATGACTTTCCGCTTCTTTCTCACGGAATGGTGATAAACCCGATCTTGACACTGTTGAGTCCACGATTACAAAATACTCGCTTGAACAACAAGGACAGCGCGGTTCTTCTACTTCATCCCCTTCTGGTTGAAGCAATGAATAAACTTGACGGCAATCGCTACATCTAAAATCATCCCATCTCATAGACTCATCCCCGATATTAATTGTTATACACATAGTTCCATCTCCAACTGCCGGCCAATCACATCGTCAACAAAATGATAAGGCTCAGTAATTTCAACCATTCTTCCCCGATCCATAATGCTTCCTATCGAGCTACTCCACGTATAAGCTGCGTCACAGAAAGGCGATACAACAAAGGATTTTAGGATGCCATCATGCATTCCGGCAAAACGGTTGTCTTCGGTTAACGCGACAAGTTCGATTCCGGCTTCGCAATTCTGAATGACTCTCTGAATAAGTGCATGTTTCTGTTCATTTAAGCTCAAGTGTTCGCCTCCTAACTAGCTTGTTGCCGATCCAGTGAAACGAATTTGTTAAACTGCTTTAAGAAAGCTAGTTCAACCGTTCCAACCGGTCCATTCCTTTGCTTAGCAATGATGATTTCAATAATGTTCTTCTTCTCAGATTCCTTATTGTAGTAGTCATCTCGGTAGAGGAACGCAACAATATCGGCATCCTGTTCGATTGAACCGGATTCACGAAGGTCTGACATCATCGGGCGCTTGTCCTGGCGTTGCTCAACGCCCCTGCTCAATTGAGAGAGGGCAATAACCGGTACTTCCAACTCACGAGCGAGCTGCTTTAACGTACGAGAAATTTCGGAGACTTCCTGTTGCCGGTTCTCTTTACGTGTCCTGCTCGAAATTAATTGGAGGTAATCAATCAATATAATCCCAATATTGCCCAGTTGCTTTTTCAGAGCTCGGCATTTGCTCCGAATGTCCGAAACGGTTAGCACTGGAGTGTCGTCGATATAAATGTTCGCCTCATGAAGGCTTCCGGAAGCTACCGCTACCTTCTCCCAATCCTCGTTCTCCAGATATCCCGTCCGGATCCGGCTTGCATCCACATTTCCTTCAGCAGCTATCATCCGGTTTACCAATTGAGATGCTGACATTTCCAAACTAAATATGGCAACGTTCTTCTTAGCACGAATACCGACGTTTTGTGCAATGTTAAGAGCAAACGCCGTCTTCCCCACTGAGGGCCGAGCAGCAACAATAATCAAATCGTTACGTTGGAAACCGGAAGTCATTTTGTCCAAATCAATGAAGCCCGAAGGTATTCCGGTTACACCATTCTCGGAACGATTCAGTGACCGCTGTTCAAGCTCTTCGAAATTACTAACACAGATATCTCCAATTCGTTTAAATGCCGAGTCTGTAGCAGCCCGCTCAGCGAGTGTCGCCCCTGTTTCCTGCATTCCCGAAACGATTTCCCTAGCATCGCCAGCTCGGATCGCTTCTTGCAATCTATCCCTATATTCCAATATGGCAGAACGCTGGAGAAACCGATCCAACACAATACTTGCGTAATGTGCAACATTCGACGAAGACGGGACAGCACTAGCCATCTTCGTGATGTAACTAAGCCCGCCGACCTTTTCTAATTCATCTCGCGATTGTAATGCTGTACTCAATGTAACAATATCAATGGGATGACCGTCCTCTCGCATTTGAACCATGACACGGAACAAACGAGAATGTGGCTCGTAATAGAACTCATCGCCTCGGAGCACTTCAGCAAGTTTGTCTAATGCCTCAAAATCAAGAATTGCCGAACCAAGGGCCGCTTGCTCTGATTCAATGCTCCTTGGCAGGTGCTCCATGTTGATGTCTACGATTGGAGTTTCTTTCAGCAAGTTCTCGCATCCTTTCTTTCACGTTTGATGGCGGCTGCGTAGCCGTTAGACAATGCTGCTCCAACTCATCAATAAACTGGACTGCATCATGCCGCAATTGGTTCTGAAATACCGTTACGGTATCCTTACCCTTGCGCAAGTCAGCGACAGTAGGCGGCCACTTGGGTTCAGTAGATGCATACAGCTTTAAATTAGCCAATCCCAAGTCAAAAGGCACATCAGTAAGCAACTCATACCAGGCTGCGACCTTCTCATCATCACCGCCAAAATTAGCGTAGTAACGATTAATATACGCAAACAGTGTGTAAATTTCAGACTTCTTCAAGTTCCGCTTCCCTCGCTTTCTGTTCGAAATACGAAGCTGTGCTCGGTTTCAGAGGTTGATTCGGCTGTGTAGCTTCAAAGGCTGCCAGCGTCATGATACCTCGCTCATCACATCGCTGAAGGATACCCCATAAATAACCAATGTCTTTCTTTTTCAGCCGTGTTATATCAACCGCCTTAGTTACAAGATCATGCTCCATTCCCTTGGATATGTAGTATTCTAGGTGCTGAGACTGAAGGGAATTAATCCTGGCTGGGAATTGGGTATCAATAACTCGAATTGCTTTCCTGAAGTTCAGATTGACGATATCGGACATTTCACCACTGTCTTGTTTCGTTTCGTTTAGTTTAAATAATGCTGAACCTTTTACCTCATGGTTTACCGCATACTTTGCCTCATACTTTACCTCATGGTTTACCTCATTATTTGAGGTTAAGGGAATGAGGCGATATCTGCCTGCCTGTTGCTTTCCCTGACTTTTATACTCGATCCTCCCTTTCTGGACCAAATAGTTTCTGTGCTTCGTCAGGGTGTTTTCGGTGACGCCTACTTTAGCCTGTAACAGGGGATTGGCTACTGCAAACCACTCTGGCCATCCACTCTTATTTGCAACCGCCATAAGGTGAAACCACAAAGTTTGTGTGGATGCTTCCAACGGATTTGTTTCGAGCCAATCGAAGAAGGCGTTAATCTCACGTAAATAATTCATAATTCACCACCTCGAGGCCATACGATGCGCAATTCGTCTCAATTGAAGCTATTTAATTGCCAAAGTGCAATGATGCTAATCTTGCCTGCATCGTCGACAGCCTGATCAACTCAGACGGCTGACGACAAAGGCAAGTGCCTCTGTCGCTTTTTTAATCCCCCACTACAACCGCCTGTTTATTACTGGCTTCTTTCCTTGGTACAAGTGGAACAATATCTCCATGTTGAGGTGTTTTCTCTTGAATCCCAACAATCACACCATCTCGATTACGTTTCACCCATAACAATTCCTGCGTCCAAGTTTGCTTATCCAAGTGATATATCCCCCTTTGACAAACGCTTACGTATTGGTAAAATAGAGAACAAGAGTTCCTTAGTACGGGATCCTACTGATGTCCGCCCTGGCCGGCGGGCATTTTTCATTTCATAATTTGCAAAGCGAATCATTAAAAGAAGATACGCGACCATTTCTTCGTGCTTATCTCTGTCATACCGATCAGGGTGCTTTCCCATCCACATCAAATTATGAATAGCGTTCCTTCCAGCTTGCTGAGCTTCTGCAGCCAATTGCTCTCGCGACATGTTATCGATCCCCTCTTTTCACTTCAGCCTCGTGCTGCTTAATGAGTTGTTTGCGGTCAAGGCCGAACTCTTCTTCTAGCACACCTTGCATTACCGCTACTTTTTGACTGACATCTCGTAGTTCAAGGTAGACACGCTCGGCGGATTGTCGTCGTTTCTCCGGATCGATATGTTTCGCCATTACAAGCGCCTCCAGTGCTACTTCAGCTTCGTCCAATTCCTTGAGTAATAGGTCCTTAAGAGCTGCGGGGTGTAAATCAAGGTTCGGTACATCCTTCAATATGTTGCTAATAAAGCCGTCAGTTTCCTCGTCAGCGATTATAAGCGCCATACGCCAGGATGATCTCGACAACTGCTGCCTCATCTGTAATGTCGCTTCGCGTTCGTTATTCTCGACACGTGAAAGCTGCGAACGATCTACAGATAATAGGTTTGCAAATTCTGATTGAGACATTTTCCTTCCCAATCTTAATTCCCGTAATGCTTGTCCAAATGACATATTCATTCCATCTCCTTGTCACATATAAAATCGTACTGAGCTGCATATACGCATGCTTACATTGCTTTGTGACAAACTGGCACAAAGAAGCAGTCGATATGTGACGATCCAATTTGTTACAATCTACTCACCAACAACATTCCCTTATCTTGCCTGCCGTTTATAACACCGGCAGGCGCTATTTTATCCAAACCGCATTTTGATTGCTTCGAATGCCAATTGCTTATTGTTTGGATCTAAATAGTCCATATCGCATAGGTTGACTTTATGGCATTCGTTATAAAGGTGTAGAGCAAGATTGAGCATGAACTTCTCGCTTTGCGACCAAGGTGCGGAGATACGTTTTAATCCAGATGCTTTAATTGAGCGGTAGTGCAAATTAAAATATTGGATTGTGAACACTCCGCGAAGCTTAGGTTGCTTGGAGAAGAGATGTAATGTTCCTCGCCAGTATCGATCTCTCATGTGATCGATGGGGATGGTGTTTGCTGCTGAGCTGGTCAATTCAATCCCTCAAGAATTCGAATTTTCAATGTAATTTATTTAGCACGACGAAGGTTTACTGATCTATTTGTTCCAATTAATGATGAAGAGCCGGTGTTCTTATTGACCCAATCTGTGTGATCTTCACACCATTGGAGCAATAAATGCGTCAAAACTCTCGGATGACCCAGTTCTCGGATTACTGGGAAATCTTCTCGGTTCAAGAGCTCGGCTGCTTTCGTTGCGCCAATGTCCAAGAGCTCCATAAATTGCGTACGGTTTAGAATTGGAGGTAAATTATTTGATAGTGAGTGCCGCTCAAGTGCTGAATCTACAGCAGCATTGATTATTCCTTGAAGCAGTTCATAATCGAACTCGAATTTAAGCATTGTTTTCACTTCCTTTGTTTCGCTGATGAACTTTATTTTCCAATTCAACAAGTGAATTTTACGAACACACCCTATCCGAATGTTTCGATTCGAAACAATTTTCGTCAAAAAAAAGCGTCCAACTAAATCCGAGTGCCTCTGCAATTTTCATTGCGACACCTACACTGGGCTTCCGTTTACCGGACTCAATATTGGCATATGAACTACGATTGAGCATCGCTTTCTCAGCCACCTCTTCTTGAGTCATTTCACCTCTAAGAGCCACCAGCCATTTTCTATTTGTAGTCAT